ATGAACAAACATAATTATGGAGAATCGATTAGAATTGCAGACAAACAAGCTGAATATAAGTTTTATTATAGAGAAACGTTATCTGTTGTTTTAAAATACTTAATTAGAAATGTAGATGAACGCATTAAACGTTCTTACCCCCTTCAAATGTTAGCTCCTGACATGATTTCTATTATTAGAAATTTACTAGAAGATAAGAAATGTTTAGATGATGGAGAAGACCATTCTTTGTTTGATGACTTAGTAGATTTTTCTGATTTTACAAATGAAGAAAAAAAAATGCTTCAACGTAAAACCAAATAGCTAGGAAACAAAACTATGCAAAATGTTTCTTTTATTGTATGGTTATATTAGTAAGGGTAATTTTTTAACCTTCATTTTAGTGTTACCCTTACAACCATAAATATAAAAAAGAAACAAACTAAATGAAACGTTTCCAAAAACTTCCTCAATACTTAACCAAAGAACAAACAAAAGATTTTATAAAAGTAGCTAATAGCTATCAAGAAAAAAAGTTAGCTTTTAGAAAGAACAATGTTTTACTTTGCATAAAGCTTCAGTTATACGCAGGGTTAAGAGTACAAGAAGCCTTAGACTTAAAGCCCCAAGATGTTGTTTTAGGAGAAAGTACAAAAGAATTAAAAGTTGTTCAAGGTAAAGGGAGTAAAGACAGAATAGTTCCTATGGCTTCTGCTGTAGTTGATATTATTAGTTTTATAAATAGCTACCTTAAACCAAAACCTAATGTTCCTTATATTAACTTTAAGACGAGAAAGCCTGTTTGGGAGTGGTATAAGAAAATTGGCATAGAAGCAGGAATAACTAACTTTAAAGGAACCCACACACTTAGACATACATTTGCTAGGAACTGCTTAAGAAATGGAGTACCTATTAATGTATTACAAAATTTACTAGGACACGCTTCTATGCAAACAACATTAGAGTATTTAAAAATTAATCCTTCAGCAGAAGAATTAAATTTAGCTATGGATAAAATAAAAGAGGAAACTGAATAATGTTTATTTTTAAAATATTGTCTTTGCCTTTTGCTATAGTTTCTTTTTTAATGTCTATAGGAGTTTTGATTTTTATCGGATTTGTAATATATGGATTTTTATTTAATTAAAGGAAAAAGTATGGAGGACAAAAATGGTTAATGAAAACGAAACACAAGATCCCAATAATGCAGGGGTAAATATAATGAATGGCTTTGCTCTTGATGAGCAAAATCAAGATGGGTTCTTTAAAACTACTAGAGTTTATTTAGAAGAAGCAAAAAGTAAGAACCAACTACTAGGTACTTCTATAGTTAATAATGAACAAGCTATGGACACAGCAACAATACTTGCTAAATCAGAAAACACTAGAAATAGAATTGCAAAGCATGAAAATAAAGGTAAAAAGAAAGACCCAGTAAACAAAAAAAAAGATGATGGTGTTGATTATACAGATATGACTTATGCTGAAACACATGTTTATAAATATTTAGAAATAGCTAAATCTATTAATGGTATTGCTAGAAAAGAAGGTGTAGGAATACTTACAGGAAACTATCAACCTTATATTGATAGAGGTTCTTCAAGCTTCTTGCCAAGAAAGAAAGGATAATAAATGAATATATTTAGGTTTTTACCAAATGGCTCTGCTGTAATACATAAGGGGCAATTGAAAAACAGGATTTTATATGTGTCTTCTAAAGAGTGTTATGGCATGAAAACTAAATGTATAGGTTACATTTGGAGATCTAGGTTGTTTGGCTTTATAAAACCTAAAAGGGAACAAATAGTAACAGTTAGAGTAGGAGATGGAACTCCATTAGCACCTTTGTTAAAAAATTATATATCTGATGACCCTGTAGATGAATACGATTTAAGAGATTATGAAAATGAGTTTTTTTTATCTACACAATTAGATGTAGAAAAAAATAAAAAAAGTGGAGAAAGAACAAGATTAGATAAATTATTATGGTTTTTAATTGGTAGTGCTGTTGCAGTATTTTTAATTATAGCTGTGGGCAAAAATTTCACTTCTGTAATAGATGGTTTTTCAGGAGAAGGGGCTGATGGTAATTTATTTTCACAAGAATCTATAAAAACTAACAATTTAGAAATTACAGATGATTCAAAAGGGTGGTTTTGGTAAAAAATGATAAAACAAAGTCAAGGAATTAGAAAAATGAAAATGTCAGAAGAATTACAAATACAACAATTAAGTAAAGAGATAGAAGCTTTGAAAAAAACAGAAACAATACACAAAGCACAAATAAGAAAATTATTTAATATTACAACAAAACTTGGAGAAAAAATTTATGGTACACATAACTAATGGACACAATATAAATTTAAAAAAATATTATTCATTAAGTATTTTAATTAGTTTTGGTTTATTTTTTTTATTATCAATAGTTTTATTAATTATTCCTTCAACTTATTATTTAGGTTTTTTTATGTTTATATTTACACTTATTTTTGGAATAGCTATTACGTGGAAAAAGCTAAATAAAGAACTTATTAAAGTTTACCATTTAGTTAAATATGATGATACTGTATTTGAGTGGATTGAAAGATGGGAAAAAAGAAAAGATATAGAAGCAGGAATGTCTCCTGCTTATTTTTATAAAATTGGAAAAGATTTAGTACCTGTTATAGATTTTATAGACCCTGATAATCCTATTCCTTTTAAACCCTTTAAGGCTAATTTTAATAGCGTGCAAAGTATGGATATAGGTAGAACTACAGATCAATCTTCAGCAGAAAGAATGTTAAGTACTAAAAACAGTTTATGGGATAAACAAGAAGTAAGGCTTATTACGTATTTAGCAATTTTAGGTGGAATAATGTTTGGAATAATAGCAATAACAGGTGGAGACGCCCCTCCTGTTGAAGTAATACAATGAGTAATATAGAGAGATTGATGTATGAAGAATATATAGAGTCTCATAAAGAGTCTCCCACGTATGTTTGTTATAGATTTAAAGAAGTCTTATGTAAGGTGTGTATAAAACTTAATTCAAAAGAACCTTGTGAGATATTATCTTGTATAGATTGCAACACCCATTTATTTCCAATAGGATTTATTCACTTAACAGCTTTTAAATAATATGACTATAGAAGAAACACAAAACCCAACATCAAAAATGCTAATCGACTCTTCGGTATTAGGTGTCGAGGGGATAAGAGGAAGTGGTAAAACACTTTTTGCAACTTACCTTACACTTCACGCACAACAAGAATTAGGTGCTAAGGTTTTTCATAATGGTTGTTTAACTTTTGGAGAATATATACCTGTAGAAGAATTAATTAGTTTAGGAGACAAGCTTAGAAACGCAATTATATTTATAGATGAAATACAAACTTTACAAGATAGTTACAGGGCTTCTAGCACTATGAGTTATTTGTTTACCCAAATGCTTATGCAATTAAGAAAAAGAAAAATAGTTATTATATGGACTTCACAAAACGTAAGACAATTAAATTCAAGATTATTATGGCAAACAGATTTTCTTTGTAAAACAAAGTTTGATAAAAAAAATAATATTTTATTTTGGAAAATGGAATCACAAGGAACTGTTGCCCCTTATGGAATGAAAAAAATTGGTAGAGTTTGGAGAGCAAACAGGTTTTTTAAGTATTACGATACAGACCAATTAATAGATCCAACTAAAGCAATTACTCTTACATCTGATGGAATAAGAGAAAACAAAGAGCAAGAAATTAAAAACAAATTTTTTGAAGTAATGAAAGAAATAAAAAAATCAGGATATAATGAAATTGTTTTTACAGACATACAAATAGTATTGAAAAACAACGAAATAAATTTAAGTGATTCAAAACTAGGAAAATGGCTAAAAGAAAGTTTTGGAGACCCAAGACGTACTTCTGATGGAAGACTATACAATATAGAGGGAACAATATAATTTTTTTACACAACATCTTGTGTTTTGATACTCATTCTCAATTCTATTGCTTTATATTTACACTTAGTGTATAAATCTAATTATATAAGACTAGTTATAAGGCAAGATGTATTTCTACAATCTCGGTAAAGTTGCGTTTGCGTTCATATTCTGTATGTTGGCATTTGCTTTTTTTCTTCCCAGTATTATAAGTACTGGAGAATCAGCAAGACTTACTTCTTCTACAGTTCCTTTAAGTTGCACAACAGGTAGTACTGCTGTGAGTTGTAATATACAACTACAAACTTCAGGAGGAGTTCCATCTCCCTCTGCAAATACAACTATGGAAGGAATAACTGTAGCTGAACAAACTCCTGCTGTTGTAGATCGTACTGCAAGTACAACTCTTAGCCAAGACCAAGCTTATATTATAGTAGCAGGTCTAACTGGCTCTACAACTTACACCTTTAATGTTACTTACCCTCAAATTAATGCAGGAGTAGGTACAGGTCTAAATTCCTTATTAAGAGCCCTTCCCCTATTGGTGGTCATTGGTATGGCTGTAGTTTTAGTAATAGGAGGAACACGTTGGCTCACAGCAAGTTAGAAAATGGTCGAACTGTTATGTATTTAAACATACAAAATAAACAAACTCTTACACACTATGTGAAAGATATTGTTTAGATAGGAGACATACTATGTCAGCTCAGATGAAAGGCATACTAAGTGCCACAATCGTATTGATTGTATTTTTAGCGTTACTTCCTACAATAGTTACTTCGGTATCAACTGCCGCAGGAACAACAGGATTATCAGCTAGTGCAATTGCAATAGTAAACCTTATTCCTTTGGTGGTCGTAGCAGGAGGAATTTTCCTAGCTACTAAGATTGCTTGGGATAAGTTCGGTGGTAACTAATATAGAGACTACCTCTATGATACTTAGGAGGGAAGGGTACTTCGACTCCTTGTTTCAAGGCTTGAAACTCTTTCTTCCTAAGTATTTTTTTATAAAACAGTTATAAGGAAACAGAATTGAATTTAATATTTGTTATATTAGGCACAGTATGTGCAATCTTTTTAGCAGGAGAAGTTTCAGGTACAGCAAATGTACCATCTATTATGATTGGAATTTCTTGGTTTTTTGCTTTAGGTATGGCTATGTGGACAATATTAGAAGCTTGGTTGTTGTTTCAAGAGAATCAATAA